CCAATACTTTTAGATATGTTAGCACCTAGTTCTTTTCCTAGTTGAAGAATTCTGCTTAGTATTCTTGGATCAGCCATAGTATTTTATTTCCCCTTTAACCAACGGTTCTTCTTTGTAATCTTCAGGGTGACGAACCATACCGCCCTGTCTAATTCTCATAATGGCTTGTGTCGTACTATCCACATAGTCATCATGCTCTCCAAATGGGAAAGCTGCACATTCCTCCACGACCTCTTGTGCAAAGTGTTCATGCATCGGAGCCCATATCTTACCACTCTCAAAAAGAGGGGCTACAGAATTTACTCTTACATGCTTATCATTTCCACGTGAAGGAGTAAAGTTAATAACAGGGATATCCATTTGTCTAAGTTCGTGGGTCAAAGGCAGTCCTGAGGCTTTGGCTTCAATGATTACCATGTCAGGTTTCCATTCTAAGTATTGTTGATACGCAACACGTCTTAGTTCAGGAAATTCATATCGATCTTTAAAAGCATCAAGTAATATTATGTTTTGACCATCTGATTCTGTATTAAATACACCCCAAGTTGTTATAGCTGAGTAATCTGATTTTGTGCCTTTAGTAAATGCTGTATCATAACTTTGAATAATATAATCTATTTTAGGTGGATGCTTCTTAGTCCAGTCCTGCCACCAGTCTCTTTTAATTAAAGCTCCTTCTTCCCCGGTCGGCGATTGCATATACTGAGCCAGCCAATTAGATACTGGTATAGATGCTTTAGTCTTAAGTAATTCCTCCGCTGTCCAGAATTCAGGCCACACGGGTTTGCCATTTGGAAGTAACGCCGGTAATTCTACAACCTCCCATTGATCCGATCCTTCTTCACCTTGTGCTTTTAATAATTGTCCGGTCACGTCTTTTGTAGACCATCTAGTCATTACTATTACAATTGATCCACCCGGTTGAAGTCTTTGACGTGGACCTGATGTGTACCAGTTCATAGCTTTCTCAAATGCTTTACCATCTGCTCTTATATCTTGTTCTTTGTGTGGGTCATCAATGATTAGTAGATCAGCACCCCTTCCAGTAATTGCTCCACCAACACCTGCTGCAAAGTATTCTCCCCCTTGTTCCGTTTTCCATTTCCCTGCTGCCTGACTATCTTCTTGTAGTCTCGTTGGAAACAGCTCCCGGTATCGGGGCTCGTCGACCAGGTTCTTAGTCTTACGACCAAAGTCAATAGCAAGATCGGCTGTGTGAGTAGCTTGAATAATTTTTAGTTTTGGATTCTTACCAATCATCCAAGCTGGAAGTAAATAAGATGCAAACTCAGACTTCGTGTGTCTGGGTGGCATGTTGATAATAAGACGTTTAATCTTACCTTCAGCTAAGTCATTAAATTTTTTATTAATAATTTTGTGGTGAGAACCTTCAATGAATTCTGGCCAAACATACTTAACAAAACTTAGAAAATTTTTTGTAATATTTGGACGAGCCTCATCTAAAGCAACGCTTCGTTCAAGTTCAAGTAATTTAGCACTTTCGTCCGGGGTCAACCCCTCTAAATTTTTTAAAATATTTTTTTGCATATCAATAATATGATTTCAAATCTTTTACCTTAATCGTATGAATTAGTCCATATATACTAGACTTAGGATCCCTATTATATGTAAAGGGGGGTCGGGTTATGTATTAACGTATTCTATTTGCCAACGTGCCTGGTACCTCTATCGATTGGGGTGGGCCCGCCCGGTCTCCTCATAGCTATATGTTGTGTGCATTTTTTTATTGACACACTATATGTAGGTGTATGCAATTACTGCATACACCACACACTAGATACTAGTCGAGTAGTACCATGTATGCACTTACATTTAATCTACTGAACTTGGATAACTTCTTCTGCATTTGATTGTATTCCTCATCTCTCTCATGTTCCTTAATCTCAATGTATAACTTGTGTTCCTCTGGTGTTAACATTACTGACTGTTTAGAGTAAGGGTTAGTTGCCTTGATACAATTGTTTAGTTCCATGTTTTCTCCTGTGTTAGTTATAGGATATTATAAGATATCCTATAACCATTGTCAATCTAGATTAGTTCGTGTCCATTGTCGTTGCTTATGTGTTCTATATCCTTGAACCCTGAATCATTACCCTCGGTCATCTGAAACCTACCAAGTATTTTATTTATACTGCCAATAGATTTCTCCATGGTTGCTATTCTATCTTCAAGATATTTAATCTTAACTTTCATTAGTTGCTCTTGTGTCATTCGCAATCCCTCTCCTCTCTTGTTATTGTATTAACTTCAATATAATCTGATAAGTGGTCTGTGTTTTGTCCATGCCACTTATGATAATTATATCTTCTATTCCATGCATTAGCCTCATCTAATACTATTGGTTGCTCTACTCTACCAAAGTGATTGATTGCATTATCTCCATGAGTATTGAACCAATCATTCTGACAATTTAAAGAACAGAAATTTCCATTACCATAATAAAAAGAAGTTCTCTTTCTTGTTTCATTTCTTTTATTATCCTTGCTACCTTTCTTTCTGTCCTTGGTGTCATATGTATGACACCTAGTACCTTGACAATATCTCATTAATACCTCACAGTCCACGAACCTTTGGCAGTTCTATAACCTTGTGCGTCCATATCAAAATATGTCATCATGTGATTGCCAACTTTAGAAGTAAAGTATTTACAACCCTCAGTCCAAGTTGCTTTCCTTGTTATCATTTTTCCATCTTTAGTAGAAAAATAAGTAATCATAAATTGTTTATGTAAAATCATTTATGCTACCTCTCTTTCTAGTCTGTCATTTTCTGCTTTTAGTTTATTAACTTCTTCTTGGTTTTGTTTTACAATATCCATAAGTAAGTTGGATTGTTTCATGATTACATTTATTTCTGTGCTTAGAAGTATCTGCTTTTGTAGTGTTTCTAACTTTGTTTGCATTTTATTGCTTTCTGTTAATTGTTAATTGTAGGATAATTATACATTATCCTACAACCAATGTCAATAGCTTAATTTACAACTTGTGATTGCATAGATTTTGCTATGGCTATTTTTTCCTCTCTAGTTTGTTTGACCTTGTTTTTCATTCCTTTAATTCTATCAGCTAGATTTTTTGGATTGAAGATTGTCAAACCCATACTATCAGTTCTAATAATCTCACTATCTTGAATTGTTAAACCAAGTTCTGTAGCAAGTTCCAAAGCCTCATCAAGATATTTATATCCTTTAAGTCCTAATTTGATTTCACTCATTTGGTTCTGTATGCTCTCAACCCAATTCTCATGTGCGATAACAAACTGTGCTTTTTGGTTTTTCCAAAAAAGTAATTGCTCGTAGTTTTCTTTTGTAGTCATAAGTTGTCTATCTCTACAATACTCTCTACCAATCAAGTCCATAGAATAGTCTTTGTCCCATTCAGCTTGGTAGCTTGTATGATTACTGCTACTGCTTTGACCTATTCCAAGATACTTGTCATTTGCCTCAGTTATCTTTCTTTGATATGGATTGTTGCTATCTTTATCTTTCATTATGATATTGATATCAGGGTTGCAATCTGGTTGTGCTTTTAACTCATCTCTAAAATAAGCATAAGCAAATTTATTGCCACTATCACTAGACCTTGAATTGCTACCACTACTGACAGCACCATCAACTTTAAAATCAAAGTGTTCTTCCACTTCCATTGGTTGACCTTTAGCCTCAACTACATCTCCATTGTAATTAAGTTTATCCTCTTTCCTTGTGTCCATGTATGCAACATGAAAACAACTGTCAGGTGCGATAGTATTTACATTGTCATATTTTTTTTGTAAATGCCATGCCATATCTACATCTTCTTGTGGATAGTTTTCTCTACCTATCTCATACATCAAGTTCCATGTCTTATCTTGTAGAGGTTTTATTTGCTCTCTTAACTGCAAATATTTTTCTTTCTCAATAGTGTTCTCTTGGTCAAGTCCAAGTTCTATTCTTTTTGCTATCTTGTTTCTGTATTCTTGGTTAAGTCTTATTCTATGTTTTTTTGTCTGTTCCATGTTTCCTTTATTGTTGGTTAATCGGCTTGTGGGGTTTCTTCATGTAGCCCCACAACACCTTTGCAAACTGTAATATTGATGAAGATAATTTTGTTTGCATATTTATTTTATATACCCCTTGACAAACAATGTCAATAGGATTATATAAGATATATAACAGAAAGAGGAAATATGAATAAAATAATTAGTGAATATGATGAAGTAAAAAAAATCTTAATTAAGCATGATGTACTACATAAAGACATTGACCAATTAGATGATGAAGTTCTTATGCAAGATTTATATACTCACTTCCAAGAACAAATGCCATATGGCACACAAAAAGCTAGAGATGGCGATCCTGATGAATTTATCTATGACGCATTAGAAGATTTAGGATTACCTTTGGGAGAACAACAATTATAGAATTATAGAATTGCACACCTTAAAAAGTGTGCAACTTGACTGCTGTGTGAATAAACCAGAACGGAGCCTGTTTACAGGTGCAAAGACACAGCAGTTAATAAAACAAAATTTGACTGGGTGTTGTACCCTATATTATAGGTCACGAATCATTAAAGTGATGGATAGTAGTTATATACATGTTAAGTGCTACCTGCCTATAAAGTCAATCTACCCTAGGTTGTAAAACCTAGGGTTGTAAAAAATTTTCAGGGGTGGACCTAAGAGTCAGGTCGCAAGCCCTCAAGCTTCCTTGACAGGGGACCTGGGATAGTGTAGGATGCAACAAACAAACAGAAAGGTAAACATGTTAAAAGTATTTGAAAGAATAGCAGCGGTGATGGAAGAGATCCTAAGGCTGGTCAAAGAGGACCAGGCGCGGACAGCAGCATATTTAGCCAAACAAAAAGAAGAAGAAGATTTAGATTAGAATTCCTGTCTGTTAGGAACGGGCCCCCCGGGGCCCAAAAACCCCAAAAAAAATAAAACTAAACAGTAAGGCCGCAAGCCCTCAAGCTATAGGGTGGGCCCGCCCGGGCTCCTCATAGTACCACCATCCCCAGCCACCGTCCAAGTATATAGGATATTCTGAGATATGTCAAGAAGTTTATTTATTTAAATCAGGTTGACAGGTCCAGGGATATGGGTTATTATGGGAGAAATTAACAGAAAGGATATTATGAAAGCACAAGTTAAATTTGAGTGGAGAAATCTAGAAGAGCCTGAAGGTCACCAGGATCCCGCATATATAATTGGAAATGCATTAAAGGAGGCTGGCTACAGTGTGGCCAATTTTCCTCAGGTCCAGGGTGTATGGGACGAGGACAAACCAGCTCACTTAGGTGGGCCCTGGGATGAGACGCGACTACCGCACGAGGAAATTTGTGAAGCGTAGCCGGTACAACCTACTATCTTATTTTATTGACGACGAGAGAAGCCTGGCCACGCGCCAGGCTTACGTCAAAAGCTGTGAAAAATTTTTTGCAGGTCTCAAGCCCTCAAGCTTGCCAGTTGACAAGCGCGCAAGCTTGAAATATAATAAAAATAGAAAGGATATAATATTATGAAAGTAAAAGACGCGTTAAAGATCACAGACTCATTTACAAAAACCTCCAAGATGCCCGGGCTAAGTTACAGCCTTCCAGCATGGGCCTGTCAAACAGGGTCCAAGCTCCGTAAGATCCCCAGCAGTCCATGCTTTGGATGTTATGCAATGAAAGGTAACTATACACGCTACCCAGCAATTAAGGCGGCCCAGTACAGGCGACTGGATGCAATTAAAAACCCTTTATGGGTTGAAGCTATGGCTACAAAAATTAAACGTCAAAAATGGTTTAGATGGCACGATGCCGGAGACTTGCAATCAGTGGAGCATATGAATAAAATTATAGAAGTATGTAAGCTCACGCCGGACACCCAGCACTGGTTACCGACTCAAGAGCGGCAGTACTTGCCTAAGCCTGAAGACGTTCCAGCTAATTTAATTATACGACTATCCGCTGCTAAGGTAGACGGGACCGCTGGCAATG